ATGGTATCAGCGTTTTGCTGACAATAACGAGATCACACTTGCGGAAGCTAAGAAGATGCTCGATAAGAACGCTCTGAAAGAGTTTAAGTGGGATGTAAAGGAATATATCAAGTACGGCCACGAAAACGCACTCGATCAGGGATGGATGAAAGAACTTGAGAATGCATCCGCAAAGGTGCATATCTCAAGATTGCAAGCCCTTGAGCTCCAGATCAGACAGTCGCTCGAAAGAGTGATAGCCGAACAGCTTGGTGAAACGACAGGAGTTCTTGAGGATGTATACAAAACAGGTTACTACCACACGGCCTACGAGATAGCACGTGGGATAGGAATTGGAACAGATATCGGTCGTATAGATCAGGGAACGATAGACCGACTGATAACAAAGCCGTGGGCTCCTGACGGAAAGAACTTCTCTGATCGTATCTGGGAGAACAAGACAAAGCTCCTCAGTACGATACATCAGGAGTTGAACCGTGGAATACTCACAGGAGTGGATCCACAAAAGACGATAGACATCATAAGCCAGAAGATGAATGTCAGTAAGCGTAACGCAGGACGGCTTGTGATGACTGAAGAGGCTTTTTTTAATTCACTCAGTCAGGGGGATTGCTTTAAGGCGCTTGATGTTGAGAAGTATGAGATCGTAGCTACGCTCGATAGCCATACATCAGAGATCTGTCAGGATATGGATGGTCAGGTGTTCGACATGAAGGACTACGAGGCAGGTGTTACAGCTCCTCCGTTTCATGTATACTGCCGAAGCACGACAGCTCCATGGTTTGCTGATAACTACGGCGAGGTTGGTGAGAGAGCTGCAAGGAATAGTGATGACGACAAGACGTACCATGTTCCTGCGGATATGTCGTATGATGATTGGTACAAGAAATTTGTCGAAAATGATGATAAATCTGACTTGAAAACAGAGCCGGATGATGGTATAATAAAGGCGACGAGAGATTATGGCTCGTCAATGGCTAAGAGCTTCGGTAAAAAACACTATGATGCCATGCGTGACTTGGTTGATAAGTGCAAGAATAAAACTCTGGCCAAGCTGTGGGGTAAATATGAGTCACAAATCACTGTCAGGAGTGCGAACTATAAAAAGACGGCTCACTGCTCAGGCACAAACATATCGCTTGACATAGAAGCTGATGCAAAAGGATCGAGCTATGAGATGCCGTATGAGGTTGCTTTTCATGAGTCGGGGCACGCACTCGATCATCTGTTCCGTTTGACTTATGAGCCACGAATGCTACTCCATTTTTCAGCGCTTTATGAAAATGGTAAGTTTCCTACTATGATTCGAGATGAAATCAGCACTCTTGTTGATGAAAAAGCGGCCATCATAAAGCAAGAATGGAAAGACCATGCAGGAGACTGGAAGTGGTTACACGATAGAGGTTACATCGATAAATGGTCATACGGATTTTATGAGCGAAATGGTTCATGGCTTGGCAGAGAACCAAAATACGCTAAGAGTATGGCGTATAAGGCGGTAGAGAATGAAATTAGGGCTCTCAATCCACAGCAAAAAGCCAATTTGTCTGATATTATGGAAGGTGCGACAGGTGCCAAAATAAATGTTGGATATGGACATGGAAAAACGTATTGGTCAAAAGGACTTGGAAAAGACGATCATCTTGCAACTGAAGCGTTTGCGGAGATGACAGCAGCTACAATGACAAACATAGAGTCTTTGGAGACTATCAAGAGATATCTCCCTAAGTCGTATGAGATTTATGAGGAGATGCTCGAGTGGATGGTGAAGAATTGAGGTGATCACTATGGATGAAAAACTCAATGAATACGCTGATAAGTTTGGTGAAAACTTTCCAATCTTCTATTATCGTGGAAGATCCGAGGGAGAGGTCATCGATATAATTGATGATTGCCTGAAATCGAATAAACCGATCGAGGTTGATGAGGTGGACGGAGAGGTTTAATCTATAACTTTAGTTAAATTACAAGAAATAATTAAGACATACTCGACGGAGTGTGTCTTTTTTATATGTCCCGGATATGACGTAAAACTATGGCCAACATTACATTCATTAAGGGAGAAACCCCGTAAAAATCGTAAAATGAAAGGATGGTAACAAGATGAAAAGAAGCGAATTGGAAGCATTGGGACTGTCAAAGGAGCAGGTCGATCTGATCATGTCAATCAACGGATCTGACATCGAGAACGTGAAGAACAATCTGAACGAACAGATCAAATCATTGACTGAGCAGGTGTCCGAAAGAGACAAGCAGCTTGACACACTCAAAGAGTCGTCAGCCGGATCCGAAGCACTACAAAAGCAGATTGAGGAGCTTCAGGCAACGAACAAACAAATTGCAGCCGAGTATAAGGCTCAGCTACATCAGTTCAAGCTCGATACGGCTATCGATCAAGCGCTTACGGCAGCGGGATCACGAAACAACGTGGCAGTGAGAGCACTGTTAGGAGAGGACTTCGCAAAAGCCAAGATTGACGAAGAGGGCAACGTAGAGGGGCTCGCTGAGAAGATCGCAGAGTTGAAGAGCGGAGAGAACTCATCATTTATGTTTGCGGCAGATCCGAAACCGATCCAGCAGGATCCGGACGCTGGTGCTCAGCCTACTCCTGATGTGGGAGCCGGGGCAGCGGCAGCTAATGCGAATCATTTTGTTGGATTTCAGCCGGGAACAGGAGAAGCTGCTCAGGGTGGAACACCTGATTTCAGCAAGATGACCTATTCCGAGATGGTGGCATACCAGAGCACTCATCCCGATGTACACATTTCGTAAGTAAAAACAAACAAGGAGGGTTAGTACAATGGCTAACACAAGATTCGACTCCAAGAGCTTCAATCCTGAAGCATTTGGAAAATACGTTGATTCTATCCCCAACGTAGAAAAAACAGAGCTCGCAAAGAGCGGTGCGATCGGTAAGAACGAGAACGCACACAATGCGCTTGCTACTCAGACAGGCAGTCTGTATGCACGCATTCCGTACACTGGACGCATCAGCGCATCCACTTCACAGAACTATGATGGTGTGAATGACATCACAAGCTCAAATCTCGATACATTTGAGCAGGGCTTCATCACAGCCGGAAGAATGGATGCTTGGACTGAGCGTGATTTCAGTTATGACATCACATCCGGCAAGGACTTCATGGATGTCGTTGGTGAGCAGATCGCTGTTTACAAACAGCAGGTAGCTCAGGGTATGCTGCTTAATGTCCTGAATGGTATCTTCAGCATGAAGGAGAACTGGGCAGATAACCCGGTAGCAAACGCAGCTGCTCAGGAGTTTAAGACCAAGCACACCTATGATATCACTGGCAAGGCTGGTATGGATGCTTATGTTGGTGCTGGAACGCTTAACACTGCAATCCAGAAGGCTTGTGGAGATAACAAGGATATCTTCAAGCTCGCAATTTTGCACTCAGCAACCGCTACCAACTTGGAGAACCTGAGACTCCTTAGCTATTTGACATATACCGATGCAGACGGCATCACAAGAAACCTTGCAATCGGTACTTGGAATGGCCGTCTCGTTCTGGTTGACGATGGTATGCCGACAGGCTTCCTTGGAACCGCAGCTGGTGTTTACACTCTCACAATCGCAAACCCGGCATCTGGCGATAAGATCGTTGTGAACGGTGTTGAGACTACTCTCGATGCTACGAGCGCAGCTGATGCTGCTGCCGCTGCTACTGCTGTTAAGTCAGCACTGGAAGCTGATGCAACATTCAACGCTACATACAGCATGACTCGTTCACAGGGCGTTCTGACCATCACAGAGAAGTCAGGACACTATGGAGCTGGCGCTCCTGTTGCTTCTGTAGTTGGAACAGGCACAACCACTGCTGTTGTTGCAACCACTACTGAGCCGACTGGAGACATCACATATACATCTTATGTACTCGGTCAGAACTCCATCAACTTGGATCCGATCGGCGCTAAGGTTCCGTATGAGATGAGCAGAAATGCAGCAAGCCACGGTGGTGAGGACACACTCTATGTTCGTGACCGTTACATCGTTGGTGCAGCTGGTGTCTCATTCGAGAAGCCGGCATCCATCGTTGGATCAGCTTCGAACTCTGACCTTGCTGATGGTGGCAACTGGCAGGTTGTCAATAACGGAACGATCGCTATCCCGCATAAGTCGATCGCACTGGCACGCATCATCTCCAAGGGCTGATGTTAGAAGCAGTAATAGCGCGGCTCGCTTCGTTTGGCTATACGGAAATTACCACAAATGATCAGGCAATGCTTGATTTTGAGATCGAAAAGGTCACTTGGACAGTAAAAAACGACTGTAATGTTTCTGAG